CCCTAGCAGGCTCGCTAAACTGCATAAGGTAATCAAAAGCAATAGACTTAGCTTGAGCATAGTACGGGGCAATGTAGGCATATCGGGCATTTTCCTTAGTTTCGGTCAAAGCTCGCCAAAGAATGTCGTTAATACAGGCTACAGTCTTACCAGCCCTTCGGTGGGCAATAATTACAGCCCATCGCTGTTGTCTGTTGTGGAAATCCTCAAATACAGTTCTTGGGGTGTATAGCTCTATGACCCGTTCATCAAAGTCTATTTCTTCCATGTAACCACATATCTAATGGGTTTATCCTCGCTACCAGTATGTTCAGTACGGGCTAGTTTAGGTACATGGTATTCAGCCACTTGCATAAAGCAGTCAAATGCGTGTTTAGGGCCGTATTTAGGGTCATCAGCAATAGCTTCTAGCCACTCTTGTAACTTATGGCTATTACCATCAACAAAGCGTGCTATGGCTTCTCTAGCCAATGCGGTGGATTTGTTAGGGCTACCAGCAGGTCTGCCAGCACCCTTAATATTTCTTAATTGTTTATTTTCCATACTTATCCAAGTGATTGATTAAGTTAGGGTTTATTCTACTACCTTTTTTAGTTCTTGCTCAATGATTTGTTTGCGAGGTAGGCGTTCTTTTTTTAGTTTGTTTGGATAAAACATTTGATAATAAGTTTCATCACCTTTTAAACCTCTTTGTGGGTATTTAACCCCTTGATAACCTTGAGAAATTAATTGGTCAATAAAATATTTATCTACATCTTCCATTGAAGCTAGTTTTAACTTATCTTCATCTATCAATCGTTTAATAACTGCACCTTGTCCACTTGCCCCAGTTTCCATAGGATTGGAACTTGTTGTAAACCATGCAGTAGTGTCATACGACTTGTTTTTGTCAAACCCACGCTTGCCAATGTTTTCTGCGGCTTCTTTAGTAGTGCTATGGTAAATGGGTATAGTTGCACCCATAAATGGTACTTGTTCTAAAGCCCGCTCAAAGGCAACCTTGTCCCCTACTTCAACCCCCCTTTGACCCATCGTTAATGCAGCGTCAATGTCTGAGCGTTGTTGGGCTAGGTTTTGGGCGGCTGTTGGGATTACATTGGTTACATAGTTTTTTAGCTGTCGGGCTAGAGGTGCGTTAGGGCCTGTAACTCCCTGTGGTGTTACATATCCGACTTGGCGTAAAGTTTGTGCCAAATTAGCCATTTATGCCATCTGTTTAACAAATTGGTTAAAGTGCTTCATTAACTCTGCTTTACGCTTCATACGCTTATCTTCGTTCTTTTCTAGCGTGGTCTGTTTGTGCGGTTGCAACAAAGAGTTCTCAGGTTTAATCTTTTCTTTTTTAAACATTACATATCCTTCATCTTATCGGTAAGCATTTGTTTTCTAGTCTTTTTGGGCGGTTTTGCAGTCTTAGCCGACTCAATAAAGTCTTGCTTAGTAGGGGCATCTTTGCTACCAACCTTGTTCATTTTTTCGCCTGAACCCGCCTTAATCCTAGCCCTCTTGCGGTGAATATTGGCATATAGTCCGTCTTTCATTAGCAACTCCATCTCGCTCTTGTTGCTTTTCCTCGTTCCCCAGTCCAGCCTTTTGACCTTGCACAGAAACTATCATGGCGTGGCCCACTAGCTTGGGGGGCTTGTAAATTGGCGTTGTTCTTGCGGTTATAAGCAGCTCTGCCTTTTGCCGTCATACCTGCACCTTCTTCAACCGATAAGTAATTACGACCTTTGCCTTTAGTAGTCTTAGGTATTGGCTTATCGTGCTTATCCATTGCAGCACGAATTTGGTCTTGCCTACTCATGCTTTTTCTTCAATGTATTTGCCGTAGGCTTCTTCTAGCTTGTTCTTGCGGTTGCCTTTGGCATATTTACGCTCAGTTGCAAGAGCAATAGCTACGGCTTGTTTTTTAGGTTTGCCAGCTTTCATCTCGGTTTTGATGTTCTTGCCTACCGCTTCTTTGCTACCTGATTTCATTAATGGCATGATTTATCCTTTTATTTCAAGAACTTAAGTTTATAAGTTGTGGTGTTAATCAGGTCTGCAATCTCATCAATCAGGTTTTGCAGTTCGCTATCTTGCGGTAAATCTTGGCGGGCATCTGCTACAAAGTTTTGTAGGGATTCTAGGTATTTAACTGGGTCTTTGGGTTGGTGGTACACGCTTGGAAATGCGGTGAATTTGCCATACTTGCCCATGTAGGCTTCGGCAAAGGCATCGGTTAACTCCACAATGCCATCGTAATATTCGCCCAAAGCAATGTGCTTAGAATAAGAGTCGGTACTCCAATGGAAAAAATGCGTGTTAGTCGCAGAATGTAGCAATGTAGCTACGAATAATGCACAATTTTCCATAGAATCTCCTTTACATACCCAATTATATTAGGTTTTTTGCAAAATCCATACACTCCAATAAGGGTAGGCGTTAAAAAAGTTATCGTCTTTATCTTCTGTTGGTTTGTATTTAGACCTAACAAATTTGTTATATGCCTCGACATCAAACATAAATTCATGCTTTTGGAATAGCCTGTACCAGTATTCAATGGGCTGAATATTGCAATGTGTAGGGTCACCCATATACATTTCTTTGGTTTCGCCATCCTTTACGGCATCTAAACAAATAAACAAACGCCCTGATTTCTTGATAATTCTTGAAAATTCTTGAAGAATGGCATCCATCTGTTCTTCGGGAATATGCTCTAAGACTTGGGCGGTATGCACCAAATCAACGCTTTCTGTTAGGGCGGGGGTGTCAGCAATAGACCCACAAACCAGTTCATTAGCGTAATACTCAAAATGGGTACGACCTAACCCAATCATGGCATCATTTAAATCTACCCCTAAAACACGCATATTGAGCTTCTGAAAGCCTTTTAGGATAGAACCACACGCACACCCAGCATCCACTACAAAGCCGTCACGAGGCGTTTTACAGGCTTCTACGACCATTTTGGCGTATTCTTCTTGCCAGTAGCCATGCCCAAGATAATCTAAACCAGCGTCTTTATGCTCGTCATAGTAATCTTGGGTGTATTCGGTGACTTTAAGATTGTTCACTAACACGAATGAGTCCTATGGCTCTAAGTGCAGATTCGGGGCTATCTACCCGACTAAGTGGCCCACCTTTCCAGTTGGCTATAAATTTAAGTTGGTCTGCTGTGAACTTAGCTTTAGCGTCACGCTTAACTTCCATCAAGATAGTTTCTCCGTTAAAGCACACCATCAGGTCAGGTATTCCTCTGCCTACCATTGATAAAATATAGACATCTGCCCCCGCTTTTCTGAGGGTTTCTACTATTTCTGTTTGATTTGCATCGGTTCTTTTGGCGTATGCCATTGTTTTTTAACAGTAATCGGTTAATATATGCTAACTTTATCACGATTAGGGTCTAGTATGGCTAAAAATCAGTATGGTGATTACATTAGTGATGACGAATTTATAGAGAAATGGCGAGCATATCCTAGCCCCACAGCATTGGCAGAACATTTAGGTATCGGTGTTCGTGCCGTTATGAATCGTAGGCGGTCAGTAGAAATTAGGCAGAACATAGAACTTGTAACCGACCTTAGTTATAAACAAGAAAAAAGCAAAGATTATATTGAGAGAGCTAGGGCTGACAAGGCAAAACGCCAAGAATTACTACAAGAACGCCTAGATGCTGCCACCCATAGCGTTAGACGGGGTATGGAATTAGAAAAGGGTAGAGTCATTATCTTTTCTGATGCCCACTTTACCGACTGCACTACAACAGGATTTAAAGCCTTAATCAAGTTTATTGAGCATTTCAAGCCCAAAGCCATTATCTGTAACGGAGATGCCTTTGACGGGGCTGTATTAAGTCGATTTCCAAAGATTAACTATGACCGCCAACCAAGCGTATTGGACGAACTAAACTACTGTAAGACGCATTTAGATGCCATTGAAAAGGTTAGACCTGCGGGTTGTAGGCTAATATGGACTCTAGGTAATCACGATATGCGTTATGAGTCGGCTTTGGTGGCTCGTGCCCCTGAGTTTTCAGGGGTAGATGGGTTTAATTTAAAGTACCATTTTCCCCATTGGGAAACCTGTTGGTCGTTTTGGGTCAATGAGGATACTGTAATTAAACACAGGCATAAGGGCGGTAGGTACGCAGGATATAACAATGTGCAAGCCAGTTTTAGTAATATTTTTACAGGGCATACCCATGTCTTGACTCTAAGTCCTATATCGACCTTTGACCAAAAAACCTACTGGGGTGTGCAGACAGGCACTTTAGCCGACATCAATGCGGATAGTTTTAGCTACACAGAAGATAACGCAAAGGATTGGCGGCAAGGTTTTGTAATGGCTTCGTGGGAAAGAGGTAGGTTGTTAATGCCTGAGATGATTCAGGTTTGTGGAGAAAACGAGGTAGAGTTTCGTGGTGAGATATTAGAAGTATGAAGATTACGCCTGAAATCTTATCTAATTTATACGGGTCATTTTGCTGTGCTTACCCATTTAGTAAGTGGGATATGCCTTTGCCCCAAGAAGTGAAATTTGAGATAACGCAAGATGTAGATGCGATGGGAACTTATTTGCTAGATACAGAAGAAGATTACCAACACTACATCACCATTTCGGCTGCTAGGTGTGCGTTTTGGGACACTATTTGTAGGACATTGGCCCATGAATGCGTCCATATGAGTTTTTATCGTCAAAAGGGCGATAAATGGATGTCACATGGCAAAGAATTTCGTAGGCGTTGCCGTATGGTAGCTGAAGAATTTGGCTTTGACCCACTAGAGTTGTAGCCTAGTTTTAACTATACCTAGTAAGGTATCGAACTCAATTTGGTGGTATCTCTCAAAAGCTTTTGCTCCGAGTCCATGCACACCTGTAGCACCTCTGTGATGCTCGGTACATAAGGGGAGTATTGGTGCTTCTGACCGCTTTCCACCGAATCGTCTGACATGGTGAAGCTCTGCGGGGGTGTCATGGTAGCCCATGTGGTAGCATAAGACGCAACCAAGTCTTGCAATATCGTCATGGCGTTTTTTATCCTTTTTGTTCATTAGCGTAGTCG